GGTAGCTCATCCGAATTCTAGTTCAAAGAATTTGGCGAACAACATTTTACCTAAACCAAGAAAGGTTGGATCTCCGGATTCGGTGAATACAAATGGACCTAATGATCTCGTTTTGCCCCACGCTCAAGCTCGAAAGCCGTCGCAGCGTGTGGAACAGAGTCAACTGGATAAATTTATAACCGAAACAGAGAAGAAATCTGAAATTCTTGGCCTGATGATAGGAGGGTCCCTTCCTTCGACATGTTCAGTCGAAGTTCAGAATAAGCTCGCTATATCACTCGATTGTTTAATTGATTACTTTGTACTTTATGGCTTCGAACCTTTGGGCTTCGATAGACGGTCCACTTTAACTCACTGGCAGATATGCTCAGCGGAATGTGGATGGATTAAGTTCCTTAAGTATAAGTTATCAGCCTTCATGTCCCACTTCCTTGATGGTGAACTTCCGGATAAGCCCTTTAAGGCACCGGATGCGCCATCACAGATTGCGGGTGGATCACTGGGCCGGTTCATCAGGTTGCTGATGGCCGGACCTCAATCTTCTGAGATTGCCGTCGGCATTCTCTATATGAAGAAAGGTTTTCCACGTCCTGAAGAGTCTGCTTTACAGCAAGCTCTTCTAGATACTAAGAAGGTTTTGACGGAGAAGAAGCCTGTGCCCCATTGCCCTTTCATTTCTTTCCAAGGTTCCCTTGAAGAGATAGATAGGACAGTGGGAGAGATCTTTCACTTTAACCGGTTTACTCCGGAAGTGTTAGATCATCCTTATACAGCCTCGATCAAGTCCAATTTTGTCGATACTCGTAAAGAGTTCGGCACTTATGGGACTTTAATTGATCTTGGTCTGATAAAGGACGCAGCCCCAAATTTATCGGAGGATTCCACCTCAGATATTTTTGCTTCAGCTCTTGTCAGAAGAACACAAGAAGAGATGATTGAAGATGAAGATTCACAGCACTACATTGTTAATCCCGAGTTTCGTACTCGAGTCAATGAACTGTATAGGGGTGCCTATACTGTGTGCCGTGAACGTGCTATGCAGGAGCAAGCAGACGTTAAATTAGTTGCCCTTCCAGAGGCACTAAAGGTGAGGGTGATCTCGAAAGGTCCCCCACTTACGTACTTTGTCCTGAAGCCAATACAGAAATTCCTTCATAGAATCATGCGTAAACAGAGATGTTTCGCATTGATTGGCCGTCCTGTCGATGAGACTTTCCTTACGGATGTCTTTTCAAAGGAAACGGGTCTATTCCACTCTTTGGATTATAAGAGTGCAACCGACTTACTGAACCCTGAGGTTAGTAGGCGAGTCGTTGATGGAATTTGCAATACTGTCGGTCTGCCCGATGACATTAGGACCTTGTTTCACAAGGCTCTTACTGGTCACTTGGTTGAGGGTGTTCCCCAAGAATGGGGTCAACTCATGGGCTCAATCGTATCTTTCATTGTTCTTTGCATTGTTAACGCGTCCGTTATCCGGACATCACTTGAGATTAGTACGCATGTTCAGCGGAATCTCTCTGACCTACCTATGGTGGTCAATGGTGATGATGGATTGGTTCGCGCCCCCGCAGATTTCCTTAATGTTTGGAAATCGTGTGCTGCGTTGGTCGGCTTGATGCCTTCCGTGGGAAAAGTCTATACTCATGAATCTTATTGTAACATTAACTCTACAAGTTATTTGTATGAGAACAATAAATTCAATTTAGTTCCATATGTTAACATGGGACTCGCCAAAGGTCTCACCCGCAGCGGGGGACAAATTGGACGTAAAGACGTTTTTAACAATCAAGATGGTGCCACTCTTGGTGCCAAACATCATAGCTTGATGGACAGTTGTCCTCGCCATTTGATGTTAGCAGTTCACGAACTGTTTCTCAGGGAGAATGCTCGGACACTCAAGAGTCTGCGTTTACCGTGGTACATACCCGAATCGTTGGGTGGGGTGGGTCTCCAGCCGATTATTGAACATCACTATGGTTTACATGGTGATATCGATGATTTTAAACGTCGTTACGCCGTCACTCGATCGGGCCACAAATGTGGTCCTAGTAGATTAGACGTTCGAATTGCACGTTCTTTCAAAGATCGCGTACATCGCGAGTTCAGTGTTGGTAAGATTCCTACAGCACAGCCGATCCAGGCTCGTACTATTTGGCAAAAGCAAATTAATCGTTTTGTTAATTTGAAGCACGTTCAGTTAGAAGATTCAGATAAGGCCTTTTTGGACTTGTCTACCTTTTATCTGACTCCATCTTTAGTTACCAAGCAAATTTCTTCTTCTGTTGCACAGGAGAGATTGCGAAGTAATGAGCGCGCTTGGACCTACATCACTGGCCTATTTGAGGATCCTCCTTTAGGAGAAGACCTTTTTCTTGACTAGCGAATGTTCGTTTGACCACCTAAGTTTCCGGGCTTGATTGCCTCGTCGCCCGATAAGGGGCGTTCTGTGACGTGAGTACACGCACGCGAAAACGGTTATATGGTGATCCATTT